CAGAGCCGATTTTAATGATGTCTTTGTTTTTTTTATTGGTGAATTTCCCTATAATCGGTAAATCACTATACAATTGAGTGACCTTATCATTCGTATTACTCAAATTGTTATTTACATCCGAGATAGCTCCGGCGTTCTTTGTTACCTGAGACTGCAAATCCTTGATTACATCAACGGCGGAATTGAGCGCATCCGTGACACGTTTGATTGCCTGTTCCGGTTTATTCAGATGCTCCGCATCAATGTCCGGAGAAGAGTTGTCTACCCAAGTGGTAGGGGTGTAAGCTTCGATTTTTGCAAGTGCATCAGCAAGAGCCTGTGCGGATGCGAGGGAAACTGTATTTTCTTCTGCCTGTGTGCTGGTCTCGTTTTTCTCTAATTCTTCCATGCTGTTCCTCCTTATGATCTGTGAATTTCTATAGGCAAGTCAAGGGTCGGCTTGTCGAAATTGCAGTATGCCGTGAGCTGTCCATCCCCGGTAACGATCCGATCCACCTTGTTCCATTCCTTCCGGCGTGCTTTTTTGCTTGCCTTAGATGTCAGGTCATCGGTGCAGGAGATATCCGGGCGGTCCGTGTCCTTAAGTCCCTCAACAGTGATCGTCTGCGTGTATGGTGCACTTGTGGTCCATCCTCCAGCCGTCAATGTGCCGGTACGCAAATCATAGAGCCTGTTGATCGCCATATTTGTCGCGTTGATGTCCTCAGCCTTAAATGGGTCCCCCTCCTGCGTGTAATTGGTCTGATCCACAAGGGAAATTGTCCCGTCCGAATTACTCACCTGATTGTATTTTCTGTTCCCCTCATAGATGTCATCCTTATAGTTCGTTTTTAATGCCATGTGCTACCTCCTGTCTCCGATTGGCTTTGTTCCCAGCCGGAACGCAAGCCGCCGCGCCCCGGACATGGAAGACTGATACATCTCATAGATATCCGCAAGGATCTGTTCAATATTGTTGGCTTCCGTAACTGACTGATATTCGATTCTCTGCGGCGTTGCCGGGGTCGTTGGCTTTGTGAAGTATGCCTCTCTCAGCGCCTGTATGTTGCCGCGGATCCGCTGCATATCGCTGTCGGTACGGAAATCTCGCATTGTCCAGTCTGTTTTTGTATTGATGTCCACAAACAGGATGTCCGCAAGATCACGGCAGGCTGTTTCTACACGGTTAAGGTCCGTATAAGCAATGCAGCCTTTTTCCGTGCGGTTTGTTACATCGTCCGCCGTGCGGTCTGTTATCAGAGTCTCAAAAATGCTCATCCTATCTCTACCTCCGCTGTCATTTCCCGTGTGAATGTGAAATCCATCTTTTTAATGGCTCCGATCCGTGTCCCGTCAAAGTCTGTATCTACTGAAACAATATCCCCCAACTCTTCCTCATTGAGTAAGACACGGCAGGAAACAGACTCGTTGCTGCTGTAATAATCGTATACACGATTAAGAACTTCGTTCACATTCTGAGGGTTTACGAGTGTCGCGTCTTTCACTTCCACGAGATTCTCATTCTGCGATATGTTAGGGTTCGCTTTCTCATACAGGGTTGTCATGTGGGTGTATTTCTTGCCAGTCAGAACTACTTCGCTACCGGTTCCGGTAATGATCGCCCAGTTATCTCCGGACGTGCTGATCGCGCCGCCGGTGATTGCAAGATCATAATGGGCTTCCGAGAACGTAATCTGAGCTGTCCCATTCAGAGTATCTTTATAGAGTTCCTCCGATTCCGAGGATTTCACGTAAGTGTGCGCGTATACCTTTGCACCAGTGGTGATGTCGCTGTGGTCGATCGTCAGCCCAGATAGAGTGTTGGACTTCGTAAAGTTCTGCTTCGTGACTCTCATGCCCGGTACAAGTCCTTTTCCCGGATGGAGTTCCATATGCGGCTTTATGATGCCTGTATTCCGAGGATAGATATACAGATTGAGATCATACGCGGTGTTGACGGATGCCCCGATCGCAAAAGCAACTTGAGCGAGCGCATCACGCCTGCGGCAGACTGGAAGATATCCGCTTACTGTCAAATTTTCCAAGGTCTGATCAAGGAAATAATCAATCCCCTGTCCTTCGAAAATCGCCGCTATGACGTTTTTGACTGGCTCATTATTGTATATGCCGCCCATAAAGTCTGTCGTGTCTAAAAGTCCCACAGCATCCTCAGCATTAACCTCGTAGTCCGTTTTGCTTACACGCTTCCCGGATTTCAAATAGAAAATTCCGATAATATTTTCATCGAAATATAATTTCATTTGCTGGCGGCGCTGGAAGTTGAATGCGATGTTCGACTCCGGATCGTGAAGCTTAATGTGTTGATGCTGAGCTCTTCACTGATCGGGCTCATCTCGATAAAGCAATCTACATTCTTCGCTTCATCATCCAAGAATGTACGCCCAAGCCCATATTGGATATCAGACAGGAACACCGGTCTGAATGGTCTGGATGTCTTTTCGAAGGCGATCGTGAACTTATTGTAATATTCCTCCGGATGATAACAGAAATACTCATATCCGTCCGGTTGGAACGTCTCGGAGGATAATGTTTCACCGTCACGATACCATGTGATAGTGAGTTGAGAGCAATAGTCTCCGGAATGATCGTTGAACACCAGAGAGATGCCCTGACTGCTGTATTTATCTGAAAATGTCGCGGTCAGTGTAGGCAACTCATATTCGCTACCTGGATACAGTCCGGGATGTGGAACTAAACCAGCCGTGGGGCGGATGGTTCCGTGCGGGAAATTCCCGTTCTCATCTGATACCAGCCGAGATATATATCCGACTTCCGGGAAAACATCATAGTTCTTATACCCCTCATTCAGCAGGGAATACCCCGGATAGTTCAGTGCCACATCAGGGAAGGAATATTTCTTTTTCAGATTGCCCAGCCGCCCACCATCATTCACGCTGTACTCCGCGTTTTCTTTCGCTCCGAGGGCGATATCGCCATATACGATCTTGAGTCCTCCAGCGTCCACAAGCCTGTAGTTTGTGATCTTCGAAATCCAAATATGGCGGTACGGTCGCGAAGTGTGAAGAAACGTGATTTCCACCTCGTTATGGAGCTTTACAGATGCTTCGCAAAAATACACACTTGATGTCGGCGAAAAATCCATGTTTTCCACAAGAACACCGCTTTTATACCACTTAATATTAACTTTGTCCGCATAGTCTCCGGAAATATCGTTAAAATTCAGCGTGATTCCTCTGGAAGTCTTGAGCCTATCAAAATGGATCCGAAGAATCGGAGGGTCTGCAAAGTCTCCGTTCGTGTCTGATATCTGGCTACTGGTATACCCACTTTTCCCCTCCGGGATCCTGTCCGGAGCGTTTTTGTAGCTGCCATTCAGAAGGGAATAGCCCGGAAGGAGATAGGCATACCCAGGAATCGGATTTTCCTGATTTGTGAGCTCACTTGTGGAGGAATAATACTCTTCCCCATTCGCTGATATTGACACATCCCACTTCATGTTATCTCCTTCTCTGCGGTTCCATCGCTACAAAGTTGAGCTTAAGATTATCATCATAGCCCCACAAATTAACGCCCTCTCTGCGGATCATGGTGTCGTTTGCTTCTGTGATGTATGCCTTAAATGATAATGTTTCCTGTCCGTACGGGAACACCAGATCATGGCTATCTACTGGAGCACTTACCACATCATACAGTCTGTCGTAATCCTGATGCTTTCCTTTTTTTGCGGCTACTTCAAGCGTGTAATTGTAGTATGTTCCGATGATGTCCCGATGCATTACGCCATCAAGTGTGCGCCCGGAGTTGTCCGTATCCGTCACTTTTGCATTTCTTGAGAGCTTTATGACATTGACATCATATTCCACTCCATCCACGGTAAATACTGCAAAATGGTTCATCGGTTTCCTCCTGTTACAAGTCTCACGCTTCCGCGGTTGTTTTCTGCATCAATTACGGGTTTCAGTACTCGTCCAAGCTGTGCAAGGTTGCCCTCGAAGCGAATCACGACTTGCTGGTTTCCGCCTACTCCGCTCTCTGCGAGTGCTTCCATAAGTGCCTGTTTCATTGTACTGAGCGGAGAAACGACCTCAGTTTCCTGTTTGTTATCGCCCAGAATCGCCGCAAATTCACCGGCGCGAGGAGGAACCACGGTACCTGATGCCAGACGCGGCAAATGTACCTTGCTTACGGTCGGAATGTCCAGTCCGAAGGATTCTCCGCCGATTCCCGGCACCCAGTCAGGAATATCAAAGCTCAGATTGTTAAGTGCGCTGATCATCCTATTCAGCGCATTGATGACACCGTTCACCATCGACTCCACACCGCCGAGGATTGTGTTGATGACGGATTTCATCGCGCCCCAGATGCCATTCCATATTGTGCTGGTCTCCGATTTCAGCGTGCTCCATGCAGCTACAATGCTGTCTTTGATCGCCGTGAATTTCGCCGTTGCGTTGCTCCGAATCTCCTCCCACTTCGTTGCAAGTGTGCTGTGGATAGATCCCCATGCGCTCTCGGTGCTGGATTTTGTCTCATTCCAACGTGTTGATACAGTTTCCTTGATCGCCTGGAACTTCTCACCGGCAGATGTTTTGACCGCTGTCCATGTACTTTCAAGTCCGCTCTTAATGCTACTCCATTTCTCCTGAGTCTTCTGCTTAGTCTCGTCCCACTTAGTGATGATCTTATCTTTAATTTCTGCAAATTTCGTGATAACGGAGGAAATGAAATTGCTGATTCCATTTCGGAGCCCCTCCATGAGGTATTGCCCCATTTCCATCATGACTGTGGATGGGCTGTGAATTCCGAATGCAGACTTGAATCCGTTAATAAACGGTTTGAAGATATTATTCACAATCCAAGAGCCTACACTCTTGAGTGCATTAACAATACCATTGTAAAGTCCAAGCACAATATCGCCGCCAGACGCATCAATATAACCAGAGAAATAGCTGACAACGCTGTTCCACGAGTTCACCAGAACGTCTCCAAGACCTTTTAAAAGGTCTATGCCGGATGCTATCGCCGTTCCGATCAGCTCACCGACCGAGCCGAAGACACTCGCATAGTCAAATCCTTTTAAGATTCCGCCAATTGCATCAATAATTCCTTGCGGGATAGATCGCCAATCTACACCTTTGAATAATCCAGTGATAAGCTGAACAGCTCCAGATATAAAGTGAGAAACTGTACTGCTCAATGTACTCCAGCTGAATGTAGAGAAAAATCCGGTAAGTCCTGCGGTGATTGCCGTTCCGATGCCCTTCCAGTTCGTAGTAGATAGGAACTGATCCAGTTTACTCATACCGAAGTTCACGCCGTTGCCGATCTGAGATCCAATATAGTTTCCTACGCCTTGCCAGTCCTCAGCGGCTACCATCTGCCGGATCTTATCTGCCATCTCCTTTATGGAGGAGCTGATCTGTTCGGTTGTAAACATATCCTTCGGGTTCGTGGAACTGCCTCCACCACCGCCGGAATCACTACTTTTTGATCCAATCTGTTCTATTGTGTCAAATGATGCCAGACTCTTTTCTGCTTTCTTTGCTGCTGATCCCGTCTTTTTTAGCGAATCCGCATAGTTTTCCTGCACCTTTGTAGCTTTTACGAAGGTGCTTTGCCCGGTAAGAGCGGAGAAAAACTGTCCCACCGCTATTGCTGCTGTTGTCAAGAGGCTGATGAGATAGTTCAGCGCCGGAGCTACTGCGGTAAGGATCGGGGCGAATGCTGTCGCAAGTGCGTTCTTAAGCTGCGTCAGCGATCCCATAAGCCCGGAAACCGTGCTGTTTGTGCTGCCGGAATACTGGACAAGGTTCTTCATCCCGTCTGTAACGGCACTTCTGATGCGGTTAAAGAGGGCGAAGAGAGAGCGGATACCAAATGCATAGCTCAGCATTTTCTTGAAACTGATTCCTGATTTTCCAATAGATCCGCCCATACTCTTGCTGGACTTCTGAACCTTTTTCTGAGCCTCATCTGCCTTTGTCAGCTTTTTCTCATATTCCGATAAAACCTGATTTATTTCTGCAATTCTTGCTGTGTTTTGATCAAACTCTTCATATCCGAATCCCAATCCCGCGTTTTTTAAATCATTCTGCCGGATCTGCAAATTTTGCAGCTCATTTTGCAATTCTACAACATAGCCCGATGAGATTTCCGCAGCATCCGCTATTCCCTGTAAGCGTGCCTGTTCTGCCGCTTCCGCCTGTGCCGCTTCTTCCGCAGCCCTGGCTTTCTCTGCTTCTGCTTCTGCTGCTTTCTTGACGGCTTCGTTGTACCCTTCCGCTGATACTTTGAGTGCTTTGTATGATGTGTTTAAGCGATTGTTTGTGCTCTCTAAAGCGTTCTGAGCTGCCACATACTGTGCAACAATCTTTTGACCACTTTCCGTGTCGGCTCCCGTGGTATATGCACCGCCAGAAGATTCTAACTGTTTCTTTTTCTCCTCTGCATCCTCAAGCTTTTTTCGCAAGTTGTCGATATCGTATTCCATCGACTTAAACGTCTGGCTGCCCTGTTTTCCGCCGATTTCTACAAACTTAATTTGCCGCTCAATTGCCGCATCGAGTTTTTTATTTGTGGTATCGATTTCCTTGTTAAGATCTGTATACTCCTGTGTGGGTATCTTATCTTCCCTAAGTGCATCTACCTTTTTCTTGAGATCCTCTACCTTGCGAGCCTGCTCATCATACTGGCTGTTGAGCTTTGCGAAAGAATCTACCTGTTTCTGCAACGCGACTTTTGCTTTGTCGGCGATTCCAGAGACAGACTCGGCCATCCGGCGTGCCGCGGCTTCTACTTCTTTCGTGCCGGCTACAAGCCCATCATCGCTGATCGATGTATCAATGAGTATTGTTCCGTCTGCCTGTCCCATAATTCATCTCCTTATAGCCATTTCTCAAGAGCTGCCATCTCTTTCTTTTCCTCGGAGCTTAATCTCTTGCGAATGCCTACCATGTCTGCGTTTTCCCGTTCGAATTCTTTTTCCCACTTCTCTAATTTTTTATGCTTGGCTTTTTTCTGCCGGATCGCAAGGATCTGGGAAAAAAGTCCGTCTCCGATTTCCATAAAGAATCCCAGAAACGTCCACCAGTGAAGGAACGTGGCAGAACGAACCTCCATCCCTGCAACTTTATTGACCGCAGGAATGATGATCCGAGAATCCTGTTCCCAGTCAATCAGCCGAGGGCTGTTCTTTTTGTCTCGCATACCGCCGTCAATAAAGTCAGCAGCTTTCTTGCAGGCTTCCTCCCGGAGTTCTTTGGGAATCTGCTCGAAATCCTTGTACAGAATTTCAAACATGATTTCCTGCTTTTCTCTATCTGTCCAATCTGGATCCTCGCAAGCTTCCAAAATTCCAATAATGGAACGGAAGTCTGCGTTGACCGCATAATCCGTTCCACCAATGTTTAGAGAAGAGGGCAGCTCATAGCTGCTCATTTTCTGTACTTCTCCGTGTAATTACGGAGACGGGAAGTACTCTTTTTAATTCGCACGTTCATTTCACTTTCGATGAATTTTACAAGCTGATCGAGAACATATTCGCAGAAAAATCTACCATCCTTATACGGAGTCCACGGATTGCAGTGTTTGAAAAGATCGTCGGATGCTCCCTGAGTGTTCAGAAGCTCATCGAAAAGCTCTTTTACAGTGCCGGACATCTTGTCCAATCCATCTGGATCGTCATCTGCCGGAAGCTCCAGTTCTTCGAATTTCTTCTGTACTGTGTCCGCACGCTTGATAATGTCCAGATCTGCCGGATTAAACATAAAGCCGCCGGTCACTGTGCCATTTTTATCCACGATTTCGATGTATTCCCGATCATCAATTACGATCTGTTTTGCCATTTTTTATATCCTCCTATACAAGAGATGCCGTGAAGGATTTCTGTGTCATATCCCACGTGCCTTTCACTCTGTTGCCGGCTTTGTATACCGTGAACGGTGTCTGTACGCCAGATGTATCTCCGCCCACGCTGTTCGGGATAACGTATACATCCTCGCGGTACGCCCATACCACGGTCGGAGCGGTTTCCTCACCTGTGCCAGGCTTAAGGAGCACATCAACCATCGTTGTTTTGCACTTGTCTCCTGTTGCTCTGGTATTGGCAATCTCCATAATCTTATTGGAGAGAGCATCGTCATAATTCTCGTAGTAGAACGGATCCACGTCTGCCTGCACTTCATATCCGGAGTGTTTTACAGACTGTTCGCCGAGAATGTTTTTGCTTACTTCTACGTCCGGGTTCAGCTCCTCGCTGTATTCTTCAAGATCTTTACCGATGCGTACATAGCCCGGTGTTTCTCCTCCAAATGTTGCGTCCAGATAATGAGCAAGATATTTTCTCTCAATCATAATAAAAAGCCCTTTCTGCCTATAACTTTTTAGGCGGTGTAGGTTAGCGGCGGCACTCTCGTTGTACCGTCGGTTTACAGTTCAAAATCATTCGTGTAACGGACCGATACAGGCAATATCCAGTCCTGTACGCCGTTCTCCTGCGGCTCTGTGCCGTATGAATTGTCACGAGTGATACGTTTTATCTGTCTCCCATTAGAAAGCCGTGGAAAGGCAGATAAGCGGGTCTCAACGTCATTTATCACGGCTGGTTCACGGCAAATCCATTTGCCAAGTGTGTCGAGGAACTGCTGGATGCTCAGCTTATACCGCTCTTTCTGCGCCGCTGACCGGTAAACCACGTAAAACGGATACTGGCATACCTGATGGATACCTCCACATATATCTTCCCTCTCGCTGTATACAAGTGCACCATTGTCTGCGGAAAATGCGATTCCGCTGTCTTCGCCCAGCTCCTCGAATTTTATGGTTTCCCCCGGATCCAATCCGGGATACTGATTCAGCAACGCTTTCATGGCGGCTGTCAGAATTTCATATCCTGTCGCATCTTTTCCAATCGGTTTTGCATCAGCCACGTCGCCCACCTCCTGCCGTTTCCTTCACATTCTTAATCCAAGTTTTCCCATCCTTCTCTTTCGCAGCGTCAAACCAATGCGCTTGCGCCGCCGGATGTTTTGTCTTTGTGTACGTCAGATACTCTTTCGCCTGTGTCTTGCCGGAATACTGGCTGACAAGCACCTTCTTTGCGCCCTTTTTCGCCCACGGTGAGCCGGTATTTTCATCTACCATGCCATTTCCTTCATAGAGAAATCGTCCCTGTGGACCGTACGCCGCAAACACACGTCCAGATCCCTGTACCGCCGCACTTGCCGCTTTGGTAATGCCTACGAAGATTCCGGTTTCCATCGGCATAAAAGGCACCATGCTGTTCATTACATCGCCATCAAGCTGATACTGAGCCTTCCTGTACTGCTCAGCAAACCGAGACAGATTCAGCTTTACTTTCGTATCGCCGTCCACGAAGGAAAATCCTTTGAAGTGATATGTTTTACTCGCCATGTCTCTGCCTACTTCCCGAGAATTTCAAAATGTGGGATCACAGTATATGGGCCGCCTGTGCTTGTGATCTTGAACACAAAATCATGTGCATTGTTCATGTACTGATAGAATCCATTCCGATAATCACGATCATTTACCTCGCCGCCAGTCCATTCGCCCTCCCAGAAGAAATCATCCGGTCCGAATGTAATACTTTCTGCCAACTTATCATTCGTCTGCCGTTTCCATTCCTTCGGGGATCGCCACGGGATCATTCCGTCCTCTGTCGAGATCATTATGCCGTCAACATCAGGGTTTGTGGCGTGCATATAGTACGGGATGTGGAGCTGTGCATTGTCTGTACTGTCCGCCCCGTACTTCTTGATGATCGCCCCGCGGTCCGTGTTCAAATCCACATTATGGAGGATGTGCGGATACCACATAGCATCGCCCGATGTGGGGCTTTCATAATAGTTGAAAACTGTCACAGTTTTATCGTACATGCTCACACCTCACATAACGCATGATTGAATTTGTCATGAAACGCTTTAATTCTCACAATGCTCCCAGTGCATTCCTCCGGCACACTGCCGTAAAAGATAATACTTTCCGGGTGCAACCGTTCCACCATCGCATTGTAACCGGATAAGAATAGGTGTTTTTTGCCTATACTGTTCATGCAGCCAACGGAAGATACCGCCACTGTGCCGCCCTCTGGCTCGCCGTCAAAGCACCACTCGTAGCTGTCTGGTGTACTCCACGATATTGTCGGGATTACATGGCACCCATACTCCTGCAAGTAGGCACCGATCCAGTGCTTGCGATAGTGGTTGTAGATCTGTATCGCTTTTGGAAAATCGGTGTAAGTGCTGAAATCTGGTGTGAGGATATATCGGAATCGGCTCAACTTTTCCGCATAGCGATCCACGTTTACCCAAAGCGCATTGAACTGATAGTCATCAAGGAAAAAGTGAACCGCTTTTTCCTCTGGCTTTGTGCATTTCCCTCTGACGTAGTTGAATCCTACAAATTCGCATTCACCTTCAAATGTCTCGGGGTATACCTTCGGTATACCGTACTCCCCCACACCGTCGAAGATGCGGCGATTTAGGTTCTCATAAGCCATGCTGTTTGTTTTGTCCGCCATATCATTTTTTGAGCTGGTCAGTTTTGCTCATCCTCTTCCACAGCTCTGTTAGCTTCTCCCATCCATACATAGCTACAAACGCTACGATAAAGCCTGCCATGATCGCCGCCAAAATCATATACCACAGAATTTCCATATGGATATACTGCATGTATGCCACGAATGCGGCCACGGTGATTCCGATTGAGAGGACGAATACGAGGGCATCTGTGGGGATCGCGGAGAGAACTCCTACGCCCTTAAATACCTGGGTGATCACTGACACGCAGAACGCCAGGATCCCGATCACTGCCAAGATCATAGTCATGTTTGCAAATAATGTCTCCATGTCATCCCTCCTATTTTTTGACTTTTCTCACTTTTCCGTCACGGTATTCCAGCCCTGTTGCCGGACCGGTACATGCGGTCGGGTCTACGATGTTGCCCTCTTCATCTTCGCACCATCCTTTTGCGATGCAGAGTTTTCTTTCACCAGTGTTCCAGTAGAGTCCTGTTCCCGGGCCTGTATAGTAAGAGATCAGTTCATCCACCGCCGGGGAATCCTGTGTCCCATTATTTGCCATTGCGTCATCAATCGCCGCATTGATTTTATTTGTATACTCCGGAAGATCCTTTACGTTTAACATTGCATTCTCCTCTATAGTCCCGCATACAATAGCGGGGTTCCATCATCAGTTACAACTCCGATCAGATACGGCATTGCCGCATCACTAAGGAGCCTATTTGCGGCTTTTGTGTCTCCTGCCGCAGAATATACGGCTGACCACTCTTTCGCCGCCGCACCGGTCTGCTGCGCTGTCGCATAGGATATGGACTCACTGCCGGATGATTTCGAAGTGATGATCCCGGTCGTTATTCCATTTGCGTCAGTAGCCGCAGACGCGCCAGAGGCGGTGGCAAGTGCCTGTTTCTGTGCGAGATCCAACTGATAGTAGATCTCCGCCACAGCGCACACGGCTTTCTTGATCCGCTTCTGATATTTCTCCGATGTAGGTAGTCCGTCCGTCAGCCGATCAAACGTCAGCGTGTCGAGAAAATCGCTTGCTCTCTCCGCAAACCGTATAAAATCAGATTCCGGCACGACATTGCCGAAAAATGATTTTGTGTAAAACTCATAATCTGCGTATGCCATGCCGGAATCCTCCTTAGCCGTTGGACTTGATCATACCCATACGGATATTCTTGTGGTTGTAAACGAGAGACCAGTTTGCTTTCGCTCCAAGCTCTGCGTTGGTCGGAGACTCTTTTGTGATCTTGCTTGTGTCAATGCTGAATCCGTTCGGGTGGAGCACATAACCCTGCTTTGTATAAAGCTTGCGGATACCTGCCTTAGTCTCCGGATCGTAGTCCGCATAGTATGGATCCTCATAGTTTGTCTTGTCGCAGGTTAAAATGGATCCTGCGCCGATCATGTAAGTCTTATACACCGGGATATCGCCAGAAGTATCTACCGTATACCTATCAGATACAACCGGAATAAATCCACCGATGGACGGGAGATTTACGTCACCAGCGAGCGCATTGGTCACGGTGTACTTGTTGTAATCTACCAGCCCAAGAGCCTTATACTTTGCAAAAATGTAGCTGTTAAGGAACAACAATCCCATCTTCTCAGACGAATCGCCAAGTGCTTTCTGCTGTGCAAAGATTAATGTGGTTGCATCAATCTTATTCGCATCTGTTGCAGTCGCAGATTCACCGCCAGACGGCTTCGCTGCCGAAATATCTGTGATATGCGAAGACATTCCTGTCAAAGACAGTACTGCATCAACGATGGCCATAAGATCACGCACACGGGTCTGCTTGTAGAATCCTGCAACAGAGTTTGCAACGTGAGTCATCGGCTCAGCACCGGTCAACTCCTTTGTAAAGTCCTGTGCTTTCCAAGCCTTCATTCTCTGGATAAGCATTGCTGTCTGCTTCTTTCCGGTGATTTCAACCGGCGTGTTATCTGTCTCACCATCGTTGTTAAGTGCCTGAGAATCGGCCTCATCGATCGGCACGTAGAAAGGAAGTGTTGCCACGTTACCCTTTGTTCCGATCAGATCCATGATTGTGGAATCCTGTACGAGAATGCCAGAATTGATAATTGCATCATTCCATGTTGGCTGTTCTGCCATATACCCAGAAAACACTTCCGGGTCAAAGCTAAAACCGCCAAATGTTCCAGTTCTTGCCATAGATGTAGTCCTTTCCGTAGATGGACTATTTTAGAAGTGAACGTAAAAAATCCCATCTACCTATAATTCTTAAGGGTGTTTAGGTTAGCGGCTATGCTCGATCACATAGTCGGTTTGTCGGCTACTCGCTGAGTGCCGTGTAAAGCTCTGGATCAGACTGCTTTAATTTCAGCCTTTCATCCAGATTCATTTTGCGGAAATCTTCCTTTGTTAATCCTGTTCCGCCTCGGTTTCCGTTCTTAGCCGGAGCTGTAAAGCGTGCCGCGTTGTGCTGTGCTGCGGTCTGCTGCTTGTCAACGAAGATTCCCTCTTTCTGGTGCCCATCCTTATCGGTGATCATCTCATTAAAGATGTCACTAATGGACTTACCTTTTGCAGAATCCTTGTCCAGTTCTTCCATGAGGGCCTTTTTATAGTACTCCTCAGTAATGCCGTTCATAAACTCATACTGTTTTGCACCTTTTTCGTCTGTGGTTGCCAAAAACTCGTTCACCTGTTTTTCGACTTCGATTTTCCTTGCGTCGGCAGCACGTCCAGCTTTCTCATCAGCAAGCTGCTGATTTAACGTCTGGATCTGTCCCTTGAGGTCATCAACGTCAACGTCCTTAAAACCTGCAAGCTGTTCCTGTACGGAGTCGAGTGATTTCTTGCAATCGTCGGCTTTTGACACCTGTTTGTTGTAGTCAGCTACTGTGCGGTAGTTTTCCAACATTTTCTTTTTCAGATCGTCTTTCTTGCTCTCTGGAACCTCGATTTCAAGCTCCTGTAAAATCTGTTCAATGTTCTGCATATATCCTCCTAAACGTGTATTATAACCGCTCGTCAGCGGTGTGGATTGAGCCGAATAAACCTTCGGCGTGGTAGTGGACCATCGGAGATTCGAACTCCGGACCGACCGGTTATGAGCCGGTTGCTCTGACCGACTGAGCTATTGGTCCATGTGCGCCTCCCGCGCGATTTCTCGCACGGGCATTGTCAATCTTTCTGAGGCGTTGCGCCACTCTCAGTTCAGCCGGGAGCGACCACGGCTTCGCCGGAATGATGGGAATTGAACCCATGTCCCACAATCAGTGATTGTGTGCTTTCTCGCTAAGCTACATTCCAGTAACACCCCGGATCTATTCGGGGTGCCCCATATCAGAAAGGTGTACCATGAAATACGGCTCCGCCCCAGCCAAAGGCGGAATGGGGAGAGCTGGACTTGCACCAGAAAGGCCCGAAGGCAACGGATTTACAGTCCGCCCCGCTACTAATTACGATCTATCTCCCCGCAACCGGCAAACGCCGGTTAGCAACTTGTTTTTTCGTGCTATGCTTCGCACTATACTCCTCTGGAGTAACGCTTTTTTCATGCTCCCCTGGAGCAATGCACACGCCGGAAATTGCATCCGCTTTTCAACCTCCCCGATCATGCCGGGTTTCTCTTAAGGGCGTGCGTGCCGTACGAATAAAGGAGGTATGGCAACAAAAAGCATGGTCCCATATGGGAGTGGGGGTCCATAATATCCCCACGTTTTTATTTTACCATATCCCAAAATTCGTTTTACCCCCACATTTTAGGCTAATCTCCGAGCTTGCGGATGTATCTCTGTATCTCCTGCCGCTCATCCGTAAAATCGCTGTCCATGACCATCGAAGAGAGCATGTCATACACCTCCACCATCAGCCGCCCAACGCACTCCATGAGCTTGTCACGGTGTGCCTGATCGCCGTTCTGTTTGTACGCCTGTTTCGCAGCAATGTAGCGATCATACAGGGAATCGATGTTGTGATCATATCTCCCATTGGAGTATTTCTTGATCACATCCTCCGCCACGTCAGCAACACGGCTTTCTTCCCACTCTTTTCCGTCCATCTTTTCCAGATAGCAGATTGCCGCCGTGAGCTTATAGATCACATCCAGCCGCGATGCCGTCAGGTTGTTCACAGCTTCCTTTGCTTCCAGATTCAGCTGATCCTTAAGCTTATTTATCAGCTCTTTCATGCTTCATTCCTCCCTTCATTTTCTTTTTGTATTTATCGTGGAGTGGCTTCTGACTCTCCATGATGTATATTGGATCATATCCGGCGGTAATAAGGTCTGTTATGATCCGTTCCAGCCGCTCAAGTTCGTTATCCACATCACACACGAGGTTATCCACAAATATAGCATCTGCAACATTTCCCATGCTTCTGAGAGCTGTCGCATACTTCTGGTACACGTCCTTTGTGGACTGCTCCCATGCGAGGTGTGCAGAGAATCCATCTTCCACCGCTTTCTGTTTGGTGGACTTTCCTACACTCATGCGGTTTGCAGACTGCCACGCTTCTGGGATCATCTGCACGTTCCCCTCGAAGGTGTCACGGATCAGCTTCCCGTGGTGATTAATATAGTAATGTGAGGTTTTGCGGCGTTCCTCACTCTCAGCAAAATACTGATACAGATGGAACCGCTTATAACCGCTCAATCCGAGAAAATCGAAATAATCCGCCATCTGATCATGGATCATGATCGCTGCGATCTGCCGCGCGTTGATCTCAGAGAAAACATCTTCCACGCTTTTTACATCCATCTTGCTCCGGAAGGCAATCATCATGATCACCTCCTACGCCAGTTTCTTGATGATGATGTTCGCATCCTTCACGAGTACCTCGCCCGCGGAGATGTTCCCGATCGACACCGTGATGGATGAGCCAGCCGGGACCGGTATCAGTGTGGATGCTCCGACATTCTGGTATGTGTTCGCCGTTACAACTGTGTAATCCATCTCTGTTCCGCCGATCGCCTCGCCATTGAGCTCGATCACAAGGGCCGTTGCTCCTGCTGCCGCCGCGGTCACGTTGCCGTTAAAGTCCACCTCTACCGCCATCGGGAGGTTTGTGCGGTTCGTGATCGTAAAAAGCCCGCTCCCCTTGACATGGTTCAGCCACCCGCTGGAACATCCGCATCTTCTGGATTTCACACGGGTGTCGTTAAAGATAATGTTCTGGTTTGCTGTCACTGTCTGTTCTGTCTTTGCTATAACATTGAGCATAGTATTTCTCCTTTCAAAAAATAAGGAGCCGAATCCGACTCCTTATCGATGCGCAAGACTACTTTGTAGCTATGGATTCTTCCAACATGCTTATAATTCTGTTTTGGTTTTCGATAATCTTATCCAGATACTTCCGATCCTGCTCTTGGAGATGCTTCGCAATGTCGGCGTTGCTTGCCTGCGACAAATCACTTTCGTAATTCATCACCTGCAAGAATACGCCGAACAAATTTAGCATGTCCAGAGTGGTCAGTTCATTCGGATTTCTCACAGTACATTCCCGCCGTTTCCGCAGCATCCGCCAAATCCGGACATATTATATGCAAAATACGGGGAGCATGTAATATAAGCCGGTGTCGGTGTCGGTCTTACCGCATTAACGATGTCCTTGGTCTGGCTGACCTGGGAGATCTGCCAATACGCTGTCTGGAGGTCTCTGTCACGGTCCGCAATCTTGTCGCGAAGTCCCTGGATGGTGTTCTCCTGCATGAGCTGGCGTGTTGCCTGTCCGTCTGCAAGGACAGTTTCCTTGATGTCACAGCAACACTGCGCAAGCTGTGCCTGCATGTTCTGCGCCATCAGTGCCGCATCATACCGGTTCTGTAAGATCTCTTTCTGTGTTTCGCAGCAACACTGCTGAGACTGAGCACCTAACTGCTGCATTCCGAGCTGCGTTGTATATCTGCTCTCAAGTACATCTCTCTGGGTCTGACATGCTGTGTTGGAGACGTTCTGATTTGTGTTGAAGATGTCGCGCTTCACAAACTCATCCGAAATGAAATTGTCCTGCACGCCGTTTTCAACACCGCCGCGGTTCCATCCGCCCATCATCGGGAAGAGGAACGCGATCAGAATGATCCAGATCCAGCAATTTCCGCCCCACATATCATTAGCATCATTGTTTCTAGTGACAGCTGCCACATCCGCAGCTGTGAGTCCCAAGCCTTCGTTCATCTTGATGTTCTCCTTTTTAGAAATTTATATTAAGGTGCGCACCTAAATATCGTTGTTTAAACTTAAAAAACATGGTATACTTTTCTTGTGGGAATAGGGATTCGCGACCCGAAAGTCACATGCCTTAGTGATTTTCCCACATTCCATTGAAGGCGTGCATCAGAAAGGCAAGGTGTTATTTTTTATGTCAAAATTAGATTTGACTGAAAAACGTTTTGGAAATCTTACTGTTATTTGCCGTGGAGATAAAACAAAGCACGGCACATATCGCTGGAATTGCAAATGTGATTGCGGGAATCTTGTTTCTATTCCAACAAACGATTTACGAAGTGGGCATACGCGTTCATGTGGATGCTTAAAGAAAAGCAAAAATACTGTTCAAAAAGCTTGCTTAACTCGCCGCATTAGATACGGTATCAATAAGAAGCAAGCATCCACTTTACGGAACATGGAAACAGATGATTTCACGCTGCGAGAATCCAAATGCGCAAAATTATAAAAGGTATGGCTTAAAAGGCATTTCTGTCTGTGAAGAATGGCATGACTTTTGGAAATTTGCTGAATGGTCGGATTCAGTTGGCGGTCGTCCGCAAGGATTTACCTTAGATCGAATAAATTATAACGGCAATTACGAACCATCAAATTGTAGATGGGCTAATAATCATATTCAATCAATGAATAAATCATCATCTATTCTTCTGACACATAATGGCAAAACAGAAACTCTTTCTGCATGGGCTAAAATAATTGGGATTAGTGACCAAGCCATGTATAATCGTTACAATCGTGGATGGAACGAAACTGATATGTTTTTACCAAATCAAACAGGAAACAATATGTTTAAAGGGCGGCATTAGTCGCTCTTTTTATTATTTCATCATCCCTGTAAACTGTCCGGGATCCATGCCGTTCTGCTGGCACATCTGATTAAACACCTGTTCCGGGTTCTTCCCTTTGCACATATCCATCGCTTTCTTGATGTTCGGATTCTGCTGCGCCATTGCATTGATCGCCGCCTGTGGGTTTCCTGTCTGCCGGATCTGATTCACAACACTCATGGCTTGCATCATCGCCGCCATTGGATTGTTTCCGGATCCGCCCATCATGCTTAATAATGGATTCATTCAGTCCCCTCCTTCTTCTCTTCCTGCCTCTCCCCAAGTTTTACGAGCAAAGCATTGAATTCCTCGCGTGTTACATAGTCCCCACTTGGAGCCGCAGGAGCCATTTGCGGGGCTGTTAAGGATGAGACAGGGATTTCCTTGAACGTGAATGCTTTGAGCGTTGCGCTCCCCATTCCGTCCACGGACTTGACGTAGAACATGGGGCTGTTGTTGTCCATCATCCACGCTGTCTGTCCCGGCTGTACGATCTGATTCCTTGCTCCTTCGATTCCAGCTACCTGAATCCAATTCACATTTTGCATCGGCACTGTCTGCCGCGGCTGTGTTGCCTGTTCCATCTGCTGGATGCGCTGTTGTAATGCCGCCTGATCTGCCATATATCCGCCCATTCCATAAGGAGTATATGCATTCATGCGCTCCCCTCCTTCCTCTGCTTCCATTATGGCATGTGAGAATGGCAGAAAACAGTTCATGAAAATACACAAAAAGTATAAAAAAAGAGCAAAAAGAAAAGAGCTTGCGCATTTACAAGCTCTTTCTGTACATTTATTTAATTTTATTGGCATAATCGTATGATCTTATCGTTCACTCGGCGGCTGATCCGCTTAGCTGTCGACACGCTGATGTTCATTTTCTCCGCACACGTTTCTAATGGTATCCCCTTGCTCCGATACTCAAATAGAGCTCTTTCATCAGCCGTAAAATTGGCAAGCTGCCGGAAACGTTCCAGCTCCGGCACTGTGAACTGATAGATTTTCAAGGCAATTCCCCTTATTTTTCCGTCAAAGCCTGGATAAGTTCGTCCCTCGTTTTTTTTAAGCCCTCAATGTTGTTTCCGGTAATCTTGTTCTCGATGAGATTGAACATACTTCTCATCAAAAGCTGTGTGTCTTCCCGGTTCGCGTTGATAGAGGAGTAATCGTTATTAAGCTTCTCTTTGATGTCTTTGATGTCTGTCTCAATGGCACCTACGCGGCTTTCAATGTCCTTCTGCGGCTGTTTCGCTGACTTGTATGCCTTATAGATCACACTGCAAGCCGCGCCGATGACCGTGATCCCGCTACATATCGACAGGAATTCCTTTATGATTTCAAGCTCTCCCACTCATTTATCCTCCGTTGCATTTTGATATCTTCGTGCCGCTCCGCGCGCCTTCGCTGCCTGTTCTCTTCCCCATCTGGCAATTCTCAGACGGTCCGCCAGCGGTCGAAGATCGTTGTCATCGCAAAACTGATTGTATGCCGCGTTCTGGCGCTGTAAGAGATATGATTTTCTGTCAAGATCCATTTGCAGCGCTGCTTTTGCCTGCGGATCCTTGCAGGATTCCACGGCCGTCTGCATCCCGGAGACAATCCGCTTCGTCTTCCGGATCCTGCGCTCAAGCGTTCGCTGGCGCTGCTCAAGCTTTTCTATTCTCTCACTCTCTTCGGTTTCTATGCCCGTATATGGGTTGTTCTCACCGTCTCCGGACCCAAAGCTGTGGCGGCAATTCCACCCACACAGCCCCTCGCCAGTACCGTAGCCGGTAACAGAGAACGGAGGGAACCTCTTATCCTGTCCGGTGCGGGAATAGAATTTTCCTTGCCACCAGAGGTGATTTCCGGGATTCTGTCCACCGTCTCCAGTTCGTGCACCGAGATGGGCAGAGACAAGGATCGTGTCCCATCCCATCTCTTCCATGCGCTTTAAAACGATATCTCCCGTGGCCTGTCCAATGCCGGTCCGCACCGCCCTCGCCGTTGCTGTCTCAATGGTGTCCTTGTGTACTCTCCCGGTCTCCTCGTCCGTGTAACTGACATATACGCCTCCAGACACCACCTCGTCAACCGCTTCTCTAACCGCCTGTGTGTACGATACAGTGCCGCTTGTGACTTTGTGGTAAGCGGTATCACACGAGTTGATAAAAAGCCGCTGTGCCGCGTCTGCGGTCGTACGGGTGTAATTATCCCACTCGCCCAAGGTTGCGTCATAGTTGCGCTGCATGAGCCGGATCAGCTGCGGTGACTCCAGAAGCGGCACCGGTGAGAGACCGGCGGCTTCGTAGATTTTATCATCCTGCTCCACAGCCTTTATCCCGGCTTCTTCCATCGCCGCCTTGATTTCCTTCTGCTCCCGCTTAGTGTACTTGGCGATCTCCGGGATGATATCCTCCAGTAATGCGCCGGAGTCCTGCATGATCTCTATCTGCCAGCGATCCGTGGACGTAAAGAGGTATTCTTCCCCTCGCCCGATGCGGATCATCATACGGTCTACGATGCGACGGATGATATAGCTATGGAGTTCTGAGGAGATTTCTTCCGCCCCCTCTGCGATGTGCTGTAAGTATCGCGGATCAAGCATCTCATCACCTCATTACTCTTCGCCAAATAATTTGTTGCCTTCCTTTGGTGTGGCTTCCTCCACCATTGCCTTCGCGTCCTCTTCTGACATACCCTCGAACTTCTGGAAGTACATCCATGCTGGAACTTTTCCCTGCGTCACATACTGCCACCATCTCGCACGGTCCTCCTCGCGGTTGTAAGTGATATCTCCGAAGTCATAGGTGATTTCATAGGTCCCCACCGGCGCAAGCCCGTAGAGGTCTGCGTAGACGCTCAGAGCATATATAGCGCCGTCCAATGCGTTCTCCAGTTTGTCCCGCACATCTTTGATAAGCTGGATTGTGCGGCGATCATCAGACTCCACCTGTTTGGCTGTCACCATACCGGTTTTTTCGTTAAATACAAAATAGCCGTTGCTGTATCCGCATTTGTAGCCAATCTGAGACAGCAGCGCGTTGATTCCGGCAAGTCTTGTTTCCGTGTTGAGCTGTGGGTTGATCTCCGAATAAAACTCTTTTACGTCATTCCCGAAAACATTCTTGACATATCGTGGAAGTCCCATCTGCTCGCGCTTTGCTCTTATCTGCTCCGGCGTGCAGTCGGTAACTTTCTGCCCGTCTGGCATCAGCAAGCGATCATCAGCAAGTACAATCTTTTGGCTGTCCCATATTTCTCCGGCATTCCGGCTGTATGCCACATCCAGATCTTTCAGTTCCTCAATAGCCTCCGAATACATCGGCAGTCCTAACGGAGAATTGATATCAATGTTATTGGCGTGTGGTGTGCGGAGCATGCCGAACATCGGCCCGTCCAACTTCTCGCCGCTTGCCTTGAGGATCGGCGGAGTGTCCTCCATCATGCCAGCCCACTTTGTTTTAGCCATCGGAATCTTGTCTCCGATACTGTCCGCAGACTTTGACATGTATGTCCGGTTGCTGATGTAGTACGGGTATGTGGTCACGCCGTTCTCGGTAGTCTCCGCAAAGCGGTGGTACTCCAAACGCGTATAGAATCTATCTCCTTGTGTGTACGAATCCTTGAAGATAATCCCCTTAATGCCCAAATTGTCGTAGCCCACAAGGAGGATATCTTTCGGTGTGAAGAGATCCAAGCTGTCTCCGTTGGGTTTTAGGAAAACGGTGCCGTAAGCGCAGCTGAACTCCACCCACTCACGCAGATGGAAGTACACAGCATCGATCTGCTTCTGTAGCCACTCCGCCCTTGTCGATCCCTCTATCTGGATCCCAATCGCCAGCGTTGCAAGCCGCGCTGTCTCGGAGCTAACCGCCTTTGCGAAATTGATCGTGCGTATATCGTCATCGGCACTCAGCCACGGCGGAGCACCTGCATAGATGTTCGCGCATCGCCGGAGGATCACTTCCATCTCCGGGGACACAACGGATTTAACGTCAAAATCGTCCTCTGCTTGCTGCTTAAATATCATATCAAGCCACCTCTTAATTGATGATAAAAGTCCCATATGTCACCGCCTTGCTATTGCTGCTGCGTGCTTTAGTCACGCATGATATCCACGCTTGTTGAATAACGGCTCATACGCATAACGCAGGGCTGATATCGCATGATCGTTTCCATCCACATATCCGCTAATAATATTGCCGTCTTTATCTCTCGGATATTCATAAGCTTTTATCTCTTTGCACGCGTTGGGCGTGCGGTTTGGATCCATGACAATGGTTTTGGTCTGGAGAAATTTAAACCCATATTCGATGCTTCCGGGACCTTTTACAGCTCCTCTGGCCGGTAATCCTTCGTCCCTGTAATCGTTTATAGATTTCGGCTCAGCGGAATCGCATATCATCGTGTAATCATCATAGCCTTTTTGCTTAATCCACTTCGCCGTTTTATCGTTGCTCCATTTGTTTACATATAGCTCATCTATCAGATATATCTTTTCTCGCGCCGCATCATAGTATGTGCGGAGATAGCAGTACTGATCTGGATACCAGCCGAAGTCAACGCCAGCATATATGCGATCCATCTGGCTGATCTCCTCATCGGTTATGGTCCGCTCCTCGATATACTCAAAGACGTTGCCACCATTGCCGTTGGCTACACCCATGTATTCGTTTTCATAGGCATCTGGATTGACCTCTTTGAGATGCTCTGCGTCATTAAGGAACTGCTCGCCCAGCCAGTCCTTTGGTACATCCTTATATGTGCTGTGTACCACAACGGCGGCATCGTCCTTAAACTCTGCCTCTTCTGTGTACTCATTTGCCCAGTTGTTTTTGCTTCGTGGCGGGTTGAAGCTCTTAAATTTATACGCTTTATTTCCGCCTCGGATTGCGGACTGCTGGATGTTGCGGACCTCTTCCGGCCCAGCGAACTGATCTAGCTCCTCGAACCACACAATGCCAATATATCCGAATTCCGGTTTGATGGACTTAATCTTGAGTGGATCATCCGCGCCTCTGAAATAGATCTTCTGCCCGGTCGGCTTGTATGTGATCTCAAACGGGGATGATTTGAACCGGAATTCTGCGTCAAGTCCCAACTTTGAGATTGCCCACTTGAGCTGTGCATACACGGAATCCTTAATTGTGTTCCCGACTTTTCGCAGCACAAGCGCGTGCATATCCTGGTGATTTTTCAGCAGCTCCGGAATGATGCAGGAAATCCCGGATGACTTCGTGGATCCACGTCCGCCGGGCAAAATGTATTCGGTATGCAAGCCGCGCCGCACGTCACGGATCATCGGGTGGAACACGTCAGCGATGATGTCCAGATCCATGTGGTACTCTTGTGACAGTCTCGCCGCTTCTTCTGCTTTCTTCTCTTCTTCTCTCTTCTCTTTGATGGTGAGCGTTTTCTCGAGATCTGACATCGCCTTGAGCTGCTCGGAGAACGCCGGAGTGAATCCGAATGAATCCTTGAGCTCTCCACGTGCGATCATAGCGCGCCGCCGCTGGATGTCCGCCAGAGACATGATGTCCGTGCCGTTCTGCTTGTCCAACTCGGCTTGCTTCTCGGCTATATACGCTAATACGTCAGCATTTTTTAACAGTCTGCATCCCTCTGCTTCTGGCTTCTTATATCCAGCTTTTCTCGCCGCATCGGTTGCGTTCCCACCATTTTTTACGAAATTTTTTGCGAACGCTTCCCGCCTTGGCGTAAGTTTCACCATGTGCTCACCATCCCATTTTAGTTATCGCCTGCTCTTCTCAGTCTCTCATTTACGATGATCTGGCATCCGCAGTTTGGGCAGTCAAAAGCATCGTATATGATCGGTTTTTCTGTCCCTCCGAACGCGGCCACCATTCCTGTTGTTTTATTGCCAACCGCGGTATATCTTCTCCATGTTGTCGGGCGGAATTTAATCCCGCACACTTTGCATTGTAGCATCTCCCCGTTGTATCCAGTCGTTACAATGTCTCTCTCCATGTTTCTCCTCCTATTCCCATCCTTGTGATTGTTCCCATATCTCCTTGAGGGTCAGCACGACATCCGCCTGTGATGCCGTCCTAAGTATCTCCAGATCTCTCATCTTCCATTTGCCCTTGCCGTATTCCATCACGGGCGTGCTCAGACTCCACATGGTTATCATGCGGCCTTGGTCCGCGCTGTAGAACTGGCTGCTTCCAATCTTGATCACAAGCCCTGTTGATAGGATTGCTCTCTGTAATTTCTTTACGATTGCGCTGAGATTTGGCATATGATCCCCCTTTGTATCATTTTATCATCTCTCCTGTCGCAAAATCGCCCCCACATTTTCCTAACAAAAAAAGATCCGAACTCGTATATAATTCTTACAAGTTCGGATCTTTTTTAGTTTATTACTATCCTCCAGGGCTTTTCGGCTATACACTAATCTTCATTCTCCCAACCGCTGAATGGGCGCGTTTCGCACCGGCATTGTAACTCCCCATCATCGTCAATGTAATAATCATCCCCATATCCGCTACACTCGTAGCAATAATCTTGATCGTGCATCCGTATCATCTCCTTATGCAAATTTCAGTTTAGTTTAAATCCTCATCATAATAAAAACAGTCTCCGGCGCACGTTTCACACCCAATCGGGCATTGTTCTATATCATTTGGATTTCTTTTTTCATCATCTGCTTTACAATATCCAATCGGGCAAAGCACTTCTACACCGTCTTGCAATAATATCATTCTTATACCTCCGCTAAATCCTTATTATTGTTCTTCATCATGAATCGTTATATTAAGCTGATTTCCTAGCCAGTCCAAACCTTTTCTATTTATCCAAAACCATTCACGACCATGTTCATCCGCACCGCTACGCTCTGCTAGTCCGTCTTGATGTAATTGATTCCAAATAGAATCATCTGCATATGTATAAAACCTGTTCCGATAAGGTTTATAAAATGTCTTTCCATGCCTGTGATATGGCTTTTTATAGTCCAGACCAATAGCATGTCTCATATCATCTATTTTTTGCCTTTTTACTGCCATATTCATCACCTAAATTCTTTCTTGATCTGTTCTTTATATAAAATTGCAGGTACTAACATTCAATCATTTCCTTTTCTAAATCTTTAATGCTGAGTTGCTACTATTGCCATAGCAGTATGCAATGACAACATGCAATTGCGACACAGCATCATCGTATTCCATTCATGTCCCGTTATAGATGTTCTGATTTCCCACACTGGTGTTTCGTCCGAGTGGATGACCCCACAGTCGTTGCAAACCCCAAATTTCTTGCATTTCTGGATTTTTACCATCTTTATCCTCCAATCTTAAAATTCATGTTCTCTCCTAATCTCCTTTTGAAACTAAAAATTCATCGCTGCTGATACTCTTTAATTCTCTCTTTCGCCACCTCATATATGTCTTTATCGTTCTCGAAACAGATCCAGTTTCTTCCTGTGCACATAGCTGCGATAGCCGTAGTTCCACTTCCAGCGCAGGAATCTAACACAATCTCACCTGGGTTTGTATATGTCTTGATAATCCATTCAATTAGTTCAACTGGTTTCGCAGTTCTATGCTTTGCTTCACTGGAATGTGGCTTCTGAATTCGAATGATACTGGTTGGATATTTTTCCGTACTTCCGGCACGACCGTTATTATTCCGATCAAATTTTCCATAATTATTGTTTACAATCTCATCGCCAGCACAAGCTTTACCCTGACTATGTAGTGGCTTTCCAACAGTAAACTGAGGATTATATATTGGCGGTTTCTTATAGAACACAGCAATCTGCTCATGTTGTCTTAATGGCATCTTCTTAGCGTTCAGAAATCCTGTCGTGAGAATCTTGTCCCAAACCAGGTCGTATCGAAACAGCTTGCGATTGGAGTCCACAAGATCAATGTAAAACATACCCTGACCAAACAAAACAATTGCGCCGTTCTCCTTAATAATTCTCTCGTATTGCTCCCATAGTGGCTCAAACGGAATCTCGATATCTGATTTATTTTGTGTGACACCATAAGGGAGATCCGTACAAATCAAGTCGATGGATCTGTCATTAAGCAGTTTCATTCCTTCAAGGCAATCTTGGTCATAGATTTTATTAATTTCTAACTTCATATTTGGAGTAAATCTCTCTGCTCCTTTCAGTTTTTTCTAAAAATCCGGGCGAATTGTCCGTGAAACTATGTATTAGTTACACTTCTCAAATCTTTACTTTCAGTTTTCCATATCAAGCTCTTCGCAAATTTCCTCGTAATACCTCTTTTCATCCGCAAAATGATCGTACACCATTTCCTCTACCATCATTTTGGCATCATGCTCACACATTTCCTTGCCGGTCAGCAAGTCCCAGTATGTATTGAGTAAATCAGAGGTCGTTAACCAATCTCCTTCTGAATCTCTGAACAGCGCCACTATGACTTTTGGCTCATTCCCGTGATGTCCGAACACAAGCGTATGAACTACAGTTCCATCAGGTCCCTCTTTCTCTTCCCACTTTTTCATAGCATCCTCCAAATCTTAATTTCAGTTTAGTTTCTTAACCCAACGCTGCTTCTTTTCTCCGATTGGATATTTCTGCTTTTCCGGAAACAAACTCATCTGTGTTGCAATAACCTCTCTTGGCCTGCTCGGCACATTCCAATCAGATCCACCACACCCATCAGCTTCGAGGACCCATCCTGATGCTTTAAGGCTCGTTCCAGATTCTGATGAAAGAATATATGTTATGATTCTGCGATACCCCATTTCTTTTGCTATTCTTGCGGCTCTGGAATACAGGAAGCTGCATACATCCTTTGTGCCATTTGTGCATAATCTTAATACCTCGAGTGTTTTACCATCGTCCAGGACTCTTGATACTGGTCTTCCAACTTGCACAACTCCAACTATTTCATCATCTTGCATTGCTGCTATTCGGAATTTGTCTCTGTGTGCTGCCTGATGATGCCTGTGATATTTGTTTATATAGGACTGTGCATCTTTCAATTCGATAGGTACTGCTACCACGCAATCACTTCCTCCGTTAAATCTTAACAATTCTCTTTTGGTTGCCTATTATCTATTGCATCTCCCAGCGGACACCCGAAACATGTGCCATGCTTATCTCCATACGGGCATACATACGATGTATCCTTTTCGCAGATACAATCTCCACTCTTATCTCTTTTTAGCATCTATTCCACCTCCTCCAAATCTTAATTTTTTTCATTAACCACTTTTATTTTCCGACCACACGCCGGGCAATAAATCATCTTGTTATCTTCCGGCGTTCCCTCTTCCAGACACCAGGGATTTCCACATGATGTATCATAGGCATTAAATTCCTCATCCATTAGTGTCCATTCACACACCCACCAGGGTTCTATGATTTTATACAATTCTTTCAGCATACTTTCCCCTCCGCATCAGTAAGTTGCTTCTTAGCGAGTTTAAACGCAATCATGTATATATCTATTATGCCGGTATCTCTTTTCCCCAGTTCTCCGGCAAACTCCCAACTATCAGATATTAAATCCTCAAGTTTTTCTTGCCCGTCTGGAGCAATTCCGTGACCATCATCAAATCCTTCCATGATTTCATCAATATCAGATTCTATTTTCTCTATGTCATATCCTGCTTCTTCTAATTCCTTTTCAAGTTCCTGCCTTGCCTCGTTTTCGTCCCAGAAGTACAGCGGGCGGCTCATGCAGTCAATTTTTTGTTTAAAATATCCGATATTATTCACAAAATCTGAGAATTCTTCGTAGATCATATTGTTATAGTTACTTGCGATTAACTCTCCCAGATCTCCAGAAATATGAAGCCTAAAATAGTCCTCTTCGAAGAGGAAACGAATTCGATACTCAATTGACCCCGGCTTTTTGAAATCCAGAATTTTGATATTGCCATAATCTGCGAATGTGGCTTTGTGATTTTTAAATCGTTCTATTACTTTCTTTTTATCCATCTTATACCTCCTTATGCGCTCAACCTCTGGCGTACACTTCTCAGTGACTCTGTTGTGGACTGAGCGTAATACATACTGGTGACTGCCGGCGACGCATAAGTACCTCC